GATGACGAACATGAGCATGGTGTAGCGGCGTGAGATAAATCGGAGCATTTGGTGAGATAAATGACACCTCGATATTATTTCACGAAGAGGAATTAAATTCCACGTAGGGCAGCTGCCAGGGTATTAGGGCAGAAACGCCAAGCGTCAGGGATACCCAAAGAGGCGGCTACTGCCTCACTGCAGAACCATTTATCACGTCGCTGAATCAGCGGTCTGAAGGCTATACCGAACATACCTCGTAGGTCATACGGCTGCCCCAAGTGCTGCTGCCACCAGTCGATAGCCATAGCATCTACTTGAATAGGCATGGCTACTGGCACCATATCCCAATTTCCATCACTGAGATCAATTTGTTTGCAACGTACTCCACCGTCTAGGAAGGATGCGCTCCAACACACACTTAAGTTGTTGCCTCCCACCCGACCAATAACCAGCTCACAGTGGCTGTATGGGCCACGTGTCCACCAGCTCACTACTCGATTGAATAGGCGCTTGCGGCCTTTGTAGAACGCTACATGCATCTTATTCTCCGTAGATGGCTGGCCAGCCTGTTGAGAAGTCATAGGCTTCGGGTGTAGCGCTGGCGAGCATGGCGGCTTTGTGTTGTTCGGCTTTGGCGAAGGTGGCTTGATCGAAGGCGGCTACTGAGCCGAATATTTGCGATGCCATTGTGGGTGTCATGACTGTGAAAGTGCCATCCATCGTCTTCCAGTTCAAGTTAGCCGGGATATTGGCACCCATCATGACCAGGCCGATCTGTTTGATTCGGCTGTCCACGTCTGTGTGGAACCACTTTAGGCCGACTTTGACACCGCCCGCTTGCCTGGCATCACGAAAGCGCTTGATGGCCTCCCAAGCATTCTCCTGCCGCTCAGCTAGCGTGGCTACATATAACCACTCATTGCTGATCCATGTCCATTGCGGACGGGCATCGGGGGCGGCATGGGGGGCTACGGCAGCGATAGCCGTGCTTAGGCGATGCGTTAGGCCGAGATACTTGCCGTTGGCATCCACACCATGAACGACTTCACCCGTGGCTTGGTAGGGGCTGTGGGCAGTGACCCATGCGATACATTCTGCGATTTGATCTGCTGTGAGAGAAGTTGTTGCATCGCCCAAGGTTGACCAGTTGGAAGTCATTGAGTCATCGTATGAAAGCCCATCAAACTCAAACGTTAATTGAGGCTTCACTCCCAAGGTCCAAACTCCTAACGGTTCGCGCGCGGCACCGCTACGTCCAGACCAGATCAGCATCATTCCACTGACTCCGATTTGTGCTCAAGCGCCACGGGCGGCTCAGGCGGCCGGTAAACAGGCTCAGTGACCTCGGGCAAGGTAGGATGATGACTGATAGGCTCACGCTTGGGCTCCTGCTCGTGCAGCCACTCGCGTGCCGCACGGCGCATGGGGCTGTCAAACTCTACCTTGTTGCCATCAGCCAAGGTGTAGAAGCCGAAGTAGTTATCGTACTCAGCTGCGACAGCCTCGGCAGGCAGGAAGTCAGGGAAGGCGATAGGTTGCCATTCCTGACCATTGGTAGTCGCCACGCCCCCGTGGTTGCGGTGCAGCTTGAAGGTGCTGATCATCATGATTGTGCTGCCTCGGGCTTGGGAGCCTTTTGAGCAAGCCACTTTTCAAATTCAGCCTGTTTGGCCAGATCAGCCGATTGCTCATCCTCAGAGACACAGATGCGCTCCAGCTCATTCAGCAGACCGCGTGACTGCTGCGCTGGCTGCTGGTTCAGGTTGATCACGATGGCTTGCACCAGATTTTCGGGTAAAGGGTAGGTTTTCATTAGTTAAGATTCCTATCGTTAGTGAGGGTCAGACCTGTATAGGCAGTGAAGACGGTTGCACCGCCATCCTGTGAATATTCCAATGTGAAAGTGACTGACTTTGAGCTGCTGAGTGGTGCATTACAGGTGTAGGTTCTAATTGTTGATAGAGGTAGCCATGCGCCTGTCGCACCGCCAGAGAATGTTCCCGCAGTCACGGTGACACGAATAGCCCAGTTATTACCAATTCCTGCAGTGATGGGCGAGCCCCAAGACGCTGGGCCAGTTACACCAGCGCCCAAACTGATAGAGCCATCCGTGGCAAAACTCATCTGAGTGCCGCCTGTACCTATGCGATCCCAATTTGCACCAGCCAGCCCTATTAGCGCGAAATAGTTGGCACCCAGTGCACCCATAAGACACAGGATGCCACTCATACTAATGCGCCGCCTATGATGGCTTCCGTCGCGCTGCGAAACCATATTGATGCCCGCCCGCGCGCCTTGAGTGTCACATTGCCCGTCAGTGCCGTGCCGTCTTTCCGCAGTGTCAGGCTAGCGCCTTGAGTGATCAACACATCTGCAACGGTATCGTTGTAGAGTATCACCGCATCGTTGTCTGATACTCCTAACACATTCGCTGGAATGGTTGCTGGGCCTGCCAGTGCCAAACCCAAACCAGCATCACCAGCGATCAATGTATAACCAGAGGCTACAGCCTTAAGAGGCACGCCACGATAGCCCACCTTCTTAACACCGATGCCACTGTTGAATTGGACATCTTGGTTGAACAGATGGATGCCATACCCATCGGTATCGTAGTTAAGACCATTACCATCGTTGTAGCCAAAGAAGCCTTGACGCACATTGCCAGCACTGTAAACACCCATGATGCCAGTGCGTGAAGCATTGCCGCGCGATAGGATTAGGTATCCGGCACCACCACCATATCCATTGTCTAAACTTGAGGCAACCGACAGCGCTCCAATTGTAGACAATGCCCCAATCACCCCATTGGCTCCGTTGCCAAAGTTGATATTGTTACCACCGTAGTAGTTGAGGTAGGTAGCTTGACCAGCTGCTGCATCAAGATGCAGGTTATAGCTCGCACCCGACAAGATACGGCGCAGTCGTGCAGTGCCTGCACCAGCACCCAATAGCAAGCCCTCTACATCCACCCCAGCGCTGGATACTGTAATAGGGTTATCAAACTGGTGGCCCCCTATCCCCGAGTACAGAATTGGCCCGGTGTTTCCAGCGAAGCCGATGAAACCAATGCGCGCACTATGCGCCGGATTGTAGAACTCCACATAGCCAGTAGCAGCTGCTGAACCGGGAGATAATCTGGCCTCTCCGACGCTAGTTCCTGTCGCGATAAAAGAGCCGCCCTGTAAACCACCTACGCCCGTATCGCCCGCCTTGTTAATGGGCGTGAAGCCCAACACCGCTTGGAAGGGCATGCCGCTCATATCAGCAGCTTGCCATGCCGTACCATCGAAGCGCTCAGGGCGGTTCGTCCAGCGCTTGGTACCAACGGGCGCATTGGTGAGGGTTTCACCCTCAAACCATTTACCCAGAGCCGCCTTACTCAGCCGCAACTCCGTGAGGATATCCTCCTCTAAATCAGTGCCACCGGCGGTAGGTTTTGAAAAATCGATACTCATTTATTGTCCTTCTACAGTCCAGTCCACAGCGCAACTGAGGCGCGAGCCGTTCTTGTCATACACCTTGACATCCATGTACGTGGGATTCGCGCCTGCTTGGAGCGTGCTGGTGACAGCCACGGCGTTCAGGTCATTCGGTGAAAACTGACGTGAGGTGACACTAGCAAAGGCGGTGTTGAAGAACACACGGGTGCCATTGGTGTCTGTTGCCAAGGCGTTGACGCTGCCGTTGTCACGACGGTTCTTGAGGCTTAGCCTGAACAGCAACCGCTCAACTCGCGCGAGCGCTTTGTTGTCGCTGCCTGCGAAGCTGATGGTGTAGCGCACGTAGCGGAAGTTCGTAGCCAGCACGGTAGAGCCTACGGGTGCCAGCGTCCACGGGTCACCGGCCAAGGTCTTGTAAGCAATCTGCACCGAAGGCGTGACGGTGCCCACGATTTGTGTGAGCTGCAGGTCTACGTTGATGGTCGTTATGCCCAGGGCTGTGCCATAGTCCACCGTCTCTTCATAGCTACCCGTAAGCGCCGTAGGCTGCGCGTAGAGCGTGAAGCCTGCTGCGATTTTCTGCGCAACATTCGTCCAGCCGTTGGGCGAGAAGCGGCTATGCCAGGTGCGCGAGGCGCGTGGCGTGGTGAGCTTGGCGGCGCTCAGGATAGTGTTGATCTTGGTGCCCGTACTGAAATCCGTATTGATCTCACTGCGGAGCACGAAGTCAGGCACGGGGCCATTGGTCACCTGGATGCTGGTGACGGAGCCCCACTGGCCCGCAGAGTTCTGCGCGCGGAACCAGTACAGGTTCGTCGCAGCCACCAGCTCGCCACCATAGGTCATGAAGCTGTGGTCGCCAGGCTTGGTACCGATGCTGACTGCTGTAGCAAAGGTTGCGCCCTTCTTGATGTCGAACAGGGCGATGGGCAGCACTGAGGCGGGCTTAGTCCAGTAGAAGTTGATGTTGTTGTCAGAGACTTTGGCATCAAGACCTGTCACGACACCGGGCGCAGGCGCGGCCAGATCAACCGACACGGCAGCGCCTTCATTCTCAGCCACATCCACGACGCTGATCCAGAAGCGCTCGGTGTCCAGCCAGTCGCACTTGGCTTCAAAGCGATTGATCAGAGGCTCATTGATGAGGGCTGCCGTGGCAAACACCAGGCCACGACGCACGCGGTAGCGGCTGGTTTTGAAGGCGCTGTAAACGGTTGGCCAGCTCAGTACATAGTTGGGGCCGGAGAAGCTGGCTGAGATATTGTTTGGGGCTGCCGAGGCAGCGATCACCACATCTACCGATGTTGCTTGCAGTGAAACACGATTACCGTCATCACGCGCCTTGATCCAGACCTTGCGCGTACCGGCTGACTTCACACGCCACAGATAATTAGTGCCTGAGACAATCGTCTCGGTACTGCCTTCAAGCGGCGCTCCTCCATCAAACGATGCACCCACACGCAGGATGTAGTCCTGGCGATCCAAGTCTGGGATATCGGGCCAGCTCAGGCGTACACCGAACTCTTCCAGCCCGTAGGACAGACTGCTGACATTGGAAGGCGGCGCAAGCTTACCTACGATCGTGATGCTGCCCGTCACGGGCAGAGACACACGGCCCAGGCTATTCATGGCCCGCACTTCAATGCTGTAGAGCACCGTATCCACATCATCAATATCGACGGATACTGAAGAGGTGAAGGGCATCACATTCCACTGCGTGTCCAGGCGGCGATAGCTTACCTGATATAGCTCACCCAGCTCACCCGCTTTCCAGCTGATGGTCAGGCGTGATTTCACACGGCCCTGCTTGTCGATGTACAAGCTCTCACTGAGGATCAGGCCGGTAGGCGTCAGCGCTTGCGCGCTCAGGCGGGTGACCTTGGCCTTTTCAAGCTTGAGGTTACTTTCAATCAGGCCGTACTTGCTGGGGTGGTAGCTCAGGCCGGTGATGGAGTAGACATTCTTCTTCCCATCAACAGGCTTGACGTTGATGCAGCGCCATGTCGTGGGTTGCAGGTTTGCACTGGCCAGTATCCACACACTCTGCGCGATCGGCACCGCATCAAAAGCCGGGAAGACATTGAGCGTGGCCGTTGTACCCGCGCCTGTGATTATCTGACGTGTTTGCGGGCGAGGCGGCCCAGGCACAATACAAGTCAGGGTATAGGTGGTGCCTGGGTCAAGCGTTACTGCCTTGTCCAGCACGATCTGTGTAGCCGATGCATTACTGATGCGCCCACCCATGCGTGCTCCTGCACGATTGGTGTCATGCAGCTGGAAGGTCTGACCAGGCAGAGACTTTATGCCTTCAAGCCCCACCTCAAAATTCACGATCTCCTGCTCGTATATCTCCGAGTAGATCAGCCAACGACCAATGCGGCGCGCCTGCCCGCGCGACGTAGCGCCCAGCGCAATGATCTGCGTAGGGTTGTAGCCATACTTGGCCATCAAGCCTTTTTCGAGATCATCGGCATCGACATACTCATGTCGCTGACGGTACAAATCGCCGGGGTCATTCCACGCGACGATGGCTACCGTGTGCTGTGAGCTAGCCGATGCGCCCTCGTAACGCGGGATACCCCCGACGATATTAGCCTGCGTATAGATGGCCGAGATGTCCTGCGGCGCATCCTGCATGAAAGACAACTGCGCGCCTGCCCAGATGGCCATGCCGCGAAAGATGGAGCATAGATCACGCAGCACCTTGAGCGACTCTTCAGGCTGCTGCAGGTACAGGCTGCAGGTGAAGCGCGGCTCTTGGCCACCAAAGCCATCAGCAACCAGCGCATCACAGTATTGCGCGATGCTGTACAGCGACCATTTATCCGGCACGATGTTGGCGAAGCGGCCCAGCCCATAGCGCGGATTCGTCGCGAGGTCGTATACCACCCACGCCGGGTTATCCGTCCAGGCGAGCTTGAAAGTGCCGCTCCACGTCCCCGTATAAACGCGCGTGATCGGGTCGTAATTATTCGGCACCTGAATGATGCGACCCATCAGGTCATAACCTCGCACGGGTATGCGTGAGAACTGCTGCGCATCTATCATGAGCCCCACCATCGCCGAATTCGGATAACTGAGGTTGCCCTCGGTGATCTCGGTGTAGCTGGCCCAGTAGCTCTTGTCTGTGATCGTGTTGGTGTTGGTATCTTGCGTAATGCGCTTGACTCGTATATCGTAAGGGCCACCACCGGCGAGTTGAATAGTCACGCTGCGCTGATAGCTGCTAGTGGTCTTGCCCGAGATGGTGCCCTGCCACTTCTGTACGAAACCACCGCCATTGCTCTGCACCTCAATGGCCATCGTTACGGTCGCACCGGTGATGTCGCCATTCGTGTTGTTCACTGTCTGCAGGCCGGGGAAGCTCATCAACACCCGCGCTGCATTCACGCCGCTATTGATGATAGTGCGTGTCGCAGGCACTGCTGCCTTGATCTCCACCGCGACATTGATCTCCTGCTCTACATCGCTGAATCCGGGTAGGGGTGCCTGGCTGCTAACGCCTACGGTAGTGCCTATTGATACGTTCTGGAAGTTGTAGCTGTTGTCGGCATTTTGTAGGGCCACACCATCGAGATAGATGGATTTGAGGCCATTGGTCAGGCCAACAATTTCGCCTTCACTGACCAGATCAATGATCTTGGCGAAGGCCTTGCTGCGCAGGTTGTCCGGCGCTTCAACAGGCGTGCGTGCACTGCCGGCATCCTTACCGCCGCCTGCGCCTTCCAGCACTTCCAATGGCAGATCACTGAGCTTCATATCAGGCAGTTACCGCCAAAGGATTGCGAGAGAGATAGAAGGGCATGTTAGGTATCGGCGGCGAAACAGGCGGTGTCGCGCTGATGTACTCATCCACCTTGATCGCGCTGTAGATCACAGCGCTGCCGACGACCAGGCGACCATAGAGCACGGGCACAGGCAAGCCCTGACCTGTCGTATTCACGGGGCCATCAAAGAAGTAGCTCGGTTTATTTTCTGGCTTCTCGTTGTTGTCCTTGAGCTTGGGCTGGGGCGCGAGCATTTGTGCTACACCGCCGAAAGCCATTGCTGCACCCATCTGTATCAACCACGGCTGCTCAAAGTACACACCTACAGCAATTAACACAATGCCTAGAATTGTCTGCAGAACACCTTGTTTCGCACCGGCAATAGCGGGGATGATCTTGATGACAAGCTCATCAGAGGCTATCTGTTTGAGCTGCGACTCGTTGATATTGCGCTTACCAGTGAAGACGTGATAACCCGGCTGATTACGCTGCATCAATGCCGCCTTGAAGCGTGGGAAGTTGGCTGAGAGGGCAGCGATGGCCTCAGCAGGCGTACTCACTACAAAGTGATGCACGCGACCGAACTCACGGCCCAGCCAGCCGTATAGGCGCACCTCACGCATAAACACTCCCGAGCAGTGATTGATGACGCACGACCAGGCTGGTGCGATGGCGGTAGAAATAACCATAGGGCTCTTCGCAGCTCAGGTGCCCATGCAGGTGATGCAATACATTGCCATTGCCCAGCATGACGGCGGCATGGTTAGGTACCTGAGAGCGGATCGTCATCAAGATGCCATCGTGCTCACGCGGCAGCTCGTTGACCACCACAAAGCCCGCCTCAGCGAAATGATCCAGGTACAGGTTCTGCCGATTCGCGCCTTCTACCCACCAATCATCTGCCCGTTTGAAATTGGGTAGGTTGATGTTGAGCACTTGCGCGTAGTAGTCACGCACGAGCGTGTAGCAGTCCACAATGCCGTGCACAAACTGACGGCCCTTGAGCGGTGCGCTGTAGCCTGGCTCTACCGTCACGATCGCCTCAAAGGTATCGCCGCCTAGTATCAGCCAGGGCACACCACTGGCGGTACACATCACCCTGTCAGCCTCGCTGGGGTTCGCGCTGGCATTGGGGTGGCTATGCACTACATAACGCAGCTCACCCAAGTCCTCGGCATAGGCGTAGTCTTCCGGATGGATACGAAAGTAATCGTTCGGCGCATCAGCGACATTGCGGCACTTGAGATAGGCCAGCTTGTCATCTACCTGCACGATCAGGCCGCAGGCTTCCTGCGGATGCACCGTGTTCGCATGCGCCCGCATGAAGACATGCAGCTCAGGCAATGTGGGCATGAAGATCGCTTCCATCAGGCCCTCACAATGCTGACAGCGGGGTAGGCCCCAAAGCGCACACTCTGAGGCGCAGGAAAGCGCAGCTTGCAGGCGCTGTAGCTCTTGTTGCAGCGATCCAGGGCGGGTGTTGCTACTGGCTGATTGTTGATGTCGAAATAGTTGGTGCCGGTATAGCCGCAGTCACTATCTCGATACTCTTTCCAGGCGCAGACATTCTGCGTGATCATGCGGGCGGGCAGCTTGCGATCGGGCAAGTCCAGCGGGCTGCGCAGCTCGTATTGAATGTCAGGGTAAGCATCTGCGCTGCGCCTATCGACGATGTAAGTATCGTCGGGGAAATAACTGTTCGGGTCTGCAAGCGCATTACCCGCTGTGAAATTCACGGCATCCAGAAAACGCATCTGTGTGCGCTTGCGGGTAAAGAGCGCGCCCTTGAAGTCTTCCACGGTCATGGTCTTGGACAGCGCCCAGATCATGCCGCCCATGTTGGATAGGGTGACCTTGGGCCTGGGCAAGGGGCCGTTACCGGTCAGTTCCCAGCCCTCCGTCTTGATGGGGTAAGGGGTATAGGTCAGCCCTTGCCACACGACGGGCTGCTGCAGCTGATTCACTTCATTGCAAAAGCGCAGCACGCTGCCGCCAATGCCCGTGCAGTCCAGCACGAACAACTCAATGGTTGCATCCAGCTCCAGCCCAAAGACTTGATCATCAATGCTCATGGCGCGTAGACCCTCTCGAACACTGCCGTGATGTCCACCGCCGCGATCACGCCTTGCTCACGATGCACCAGGTTCCAGCTGGTGCACTTCACCTTGATAGCCGCTGTCGCCCAGCGTGGCCACCATTCAAAGGCCTCTACACCGTTGCGAGCCGTGAGGAAGGCATCAATGTCCATTGCGATCTGGGGATCGGTCATGTTGTGCAACACCGTCCATTGCTCAGTGCGGGTATTGATACCATCGGGCGCGCGCTGCTCATAGCCGTCGCCATACTGAATGCTCACGGTGCGCGGCTTGACAGTCACGGCGCTGCTGTTGCTCTCTACCCAGTCGTATACGGCGAGGGCCATGATTAGCGACTCCCGTGCAACATGCCACCAGGGCGCGACTGACGAATCGCCCAGGCACCGATGGCACCGTCAATCACGTTCTTCAAGTCTTGTGCCGCTGCGGGGGCTTGTGAGGTATCGCTGGCCCCATTGATGGTCACCGAGAGATTGACATCGCCCAGCATCGTGCCGCGATTGTTGCGATGACGCGGGTCACGTGCAGTGATGACCTCTTCGCCTTTTTGCAGGACGGCAGGTACTTCATTGGGGCCCAGGCCTGCGATGCCACCGGAGTGATAACGCGGCGCGACAGCGAAGATGCCTGCATCCAGCCCACGGCGTTGAAAGCCCTGGCCACTGCCGACGACGCCGCCGGAGTGGAAACCATAGGCGCTGGCGATAGCCTCTACCGCTTTCAATGCCAAGCGCTGCGCAATGATCTGCGCGACGGCCTTGGCGAAGTTTGCCGCGAGAGCCTTGATCTTGTCGCCCGCAGAAGTGGCGCTATTGCCCAAGTCAACGAAGAAGTTCGCCAGCTCGGAGGTCGCCGCGCGCTTGATGTCTGAATTGAGCGTATCAATCGGGCGCTTGAGATCGTCAACCTTCTGCCCGAGCTGCACTACGCGCTGCTGTGTCTCAGGCCCTGCCGTGGCAGCAATGGCACGCAGCTGATTGAGCAACTCTTCTAGCTGCGGTATCGCGCCTGCACGACCTTGCAACATACGGTTCTGAGTTTCTTCCGTCGTCAACAGGCCGCGATCACGCAAGTTCTGAAGCTCTGCCTCAGAGGATTGCAGACTGGCATAGAGCCGGTTGTAAGCCTGCTCCAGAAAATCTATCGCCTGCTTGTTCTTGGCATCATCCAGTATCTGTGTCGCCAAGCCATCTTGTCCTTCTCGCTTGAGCAGCTCCAGAGCGGGACGCAACTGGCGTTCGGCGGCAGCTTGATGATCGCCCAGGGTATCGGTACCGCGATACTGCTTACTCTGCAGCTGCAGGTCAGCCAGCTGGTCCTTCATGGCGCGCAGCGCACGCTCTTGCTCATTGGCATTGATGCTGGCAGTATCGGCGCGATCGCGCCCCAGCTTCAACAGTGCAGTTTCGGTTTCTAATATTTTTTGAGCGCTTGCAAAATTTGCCTCTTTAAAAGCATCCTTTTCATTAGCTGTTTTAGCTTTTGTAGCGCGGGCTTCATTTTCTTTTAGAACGGCTTTTTCACGCCGAAGCGTGTACTCTAACTTCTCACGCTCAATAGCAAACTGCTCTTCATCCAACAAGTTCTTGTCAGCGAAGTAGGCTTGCAGGCTCTTGAGGTTGTTCTGATAGCGCTGATCATTGAGCGCCTTCTCACGGCTAATGGCATCGCCCGCCAACTCTAGTGTTTGCTGATACTCTGCTTTGTATTGCTCAATCCGAGTAGTGATACCATTTTTTACCAATGAGTTCAAACCATCATCACGCTCCTTTTGAGCGGCTTTTTTCTTCTCGGCAGCATCTCGCTCGTACTCACGAATCTTGATTGGGTCGCCAGCGGCACGTTCACGATCATTGGCCAGCGCCTGATCAATTTTCTTGATGTCATCTGCATATTTTTTTCGAATACTGGTGGCAGTCTTGAAATCGTTAGCAAGCTGCTCAAGGCTTAGGGCGCTTTTCAAGCCGCCTAATGTACTGGCGCCCGATTGACCACGCCGCGCCTCCCGAGTGAATTCATCATCCGCCCCGCGCTTGGCCAACTCATCATCAATCTGTTTGACCTCATCTAACAGAGCAGCACGATTGTAGAAAGCACTCTTGGCTTTTTCTTGCAATGCTGCCTTATTGGCCTGTAGGGCAGCGCTGGATTTTTTGCTGTAGTCATCTGCAGATTTACCTGCCAGAAACCAAGCTGCAGCCAGGGTGCCCAGCAACACAACTAAGCCTACCGGGCCACCAATCAAGCCCATCAAGAAAGCCGTGGCACCTGCGAGTAGCGAGGTGCCTGCGGTCGCAGCGGCAGTGACCGTGACATAGGCTGCCATTGAGGCTGCCAAGCGTGCGAAGCCAAGCGCGCCGATGATCAGACCCAGCTTGGTCATGCCATCAATGATGGCGGGCAGGTTATCTGCAATCGTTCGGAGCACAGCAGCCATCGTGCGGCTCTTGCCTGTGGCTTCATCAGTGGCTTTGATGTAGTTGAAGAAGGCATTCTTCACCAGCTCGAATGAGCCGCCTACCGTTTGCGGCAGGCTGGCCGCTTCGTTCTTCAGTACCCCAAGCTGCTTGATCAATGCATTACCGACGACATCGCCCGTGAGCTTGCCTTCGCTGCTCATCTTCTTCAGCTCACTGGTGCTCTTGCCTAGTCCAGCGGCGACAGCATCTAACAGACGCGGCGCATTCTCCGTGATGGAGCGAAACTCATCGCCCTGGAAGTTGCTGCGCAGGCCTTGGCCGAACTGCAGGAGTGCAGCGCTGGCTTGCTCGCCGGTGGTGCCGCTGATGCGCAGCGCAGCCGTGACGGCCTCGGTGATCTGCAAGGCCGCCTGACTGTCGCCCTTGAACTGTCTGAGTCCATTGGCGACGGTAAAGTAAGTCTGCCCCAAGTCACTGATGCTGACCTGATTGCGATTGGCGATCAGGTTGAGCTGTGTGAGTGTCTCTCTGAGATTGCTACCGGTGGTATCCAGCAAGCGCAGGCGGGCCGTGAGGTTGTTCACACTGTCTGCAGTATTTGCATAGGTCTTGACACTTTGCGCGAGACCGTCCAGCCCCAGCGCGCCCAGCGCCAGGCTCTTGAGATTCTGCAGGCTGCTGGTGAGCTTGTTGACGGCGCTGGAGGCACCACTGGTGTCGCCTTCGATGACCAGCTTGGAACGTAAATCTGAGCCCATTGTGTTTACTTGCCTTGCGCGGTTTGTGTCAATGAATCAATCAGTTTTCGGGAAGAATCTTTCGTGCCGTTGCTCGCCTGCGAGACCACCTGGAACGCCAGCAGCGCGAGCGCTGCATCACGCTTGGCCTGCTGCGCCTGGATCGTCTGCGCGAACAGGCGAAACTGGGCGAGCGTGTAGCCCTTGATCTCGCTTAGACGGTGCCCGTGTTCGATGAGGAGCTGGAAGGACTCGGCCCATCCGAGGGCGTTGTCATCAGCTTCGCGACCAGGCCTTCGGGCACGGCCTTTTTGAGCGCGGGCATCACCCGCCGGGTAAAAAAATCGGCATTGAGCTTGAGCAGCCCGGCAAATAATTCCACCAGCTCATCCGCAGGCAACTGATCAATCTGCGCACGCGGCAGGCCCGAGGCCAGCTCGCACAGATCAATGCAGCGCTCGGCATTAGCACCGATGAAAAGCGCCACTACTTCAAACTTGCCCGCCGCGAGTGCCTGTTGCACATCAAACAGGTCTGCGAAGATGGGCGCGGTCAATGCGATGAGCCGGGGCAGCTCTGCCGTCGCGCAAGGGATGCAGCGAATGCTGTGTGAGCCAAAGGTGATCGTTGTGGGCTCGGCCAGAACGATCTGGATGGAGTTACTGTTGTTGTTCATATCGTGGGGGTGTATGAGCTGATCAGGTCAGTGATCAGAGGTTCGGTGTCACGTGGTAGAGCTGGCCATCAGGCCCGCCCGCCGTCTTGGTGGTATCCAGCAAGGCCGTAGCATCAAACTGGAAGTCCTGATAGTCATCCAGAATCCACTTGAGCGCCTTGGCCACACTGATCTTCACGCGGAAGACTTCAACGACTTCAGTCAAGCCGCTGTCGGTGTTGATACCGTCGAACTTGATGTAGTACTCTTGCTGAGGCGTAGAGACGCCCGCGAGCTTGGTGTATGCACCTGGGGTGTAGTCCACCTTGAAGGGCTGGACAAAGGGGCCACCTGCGGTGATATCCAATAGCTCAATCGTGCCAGTTTTGGCATTCAAGGTGTAGTTCGTGCCCAGCGTTAAGGTCTTGGGAGAGCCCGTGCTGTCCTTCAACGTCACTGCCGTGACGTTACGCGCAGGGATGCTGAAGATGCTACCCACTACAGCATTGCTGGGAAGCACGTAGCCTGTCACTGCTGTGCCAGCTGCCACCACCGTGGTGAGCGCACGCATGGCCAGCGCGAGATTCTCTTTGGAGTATTCGTCCGTAGTGAAGCTGATCTCCGCACCGACCTTTTTAACCTGACGGCGAAACGGTGAGCGGTTGCCCGAGTAAGACTCATCACGGGCGATCACGTCTTCCTGCTGCGCAATGGTGAAGTCGGATGTATTGCCTATCCAGCGCATCAGGTCTGGTGTGCCATTTGACTGACGCAGACCCAAATAAACCTTGCCTTGTCCAGAGTAACCTTGAGCCATTGTGCTCTCCTAGTGTGTGATCAATTCCAATTCAAACGCCAGCGGGTACAGCGTGAAGTTCGTGCCGTAGTCCACTGACGGCCCGGTGATGCGTCGCATGGGTATGCGTGCGGTACTGGGCTGCCATCCGTTGAGGGCGCTGATGATCTTGCTCAGCAGCGGCCCTGCCGTGTTGTGCGAAGGGGCTTCTTGCTGCTTCGCATCGCGTATGCCCAGCAGCACAAACCAGCGCTGTGTCACAAACTGACCGCGCGTTTGTCGCTGCACGTTGTCGCCGCTGCGTACCGTATCCCCGTCGTAGACGACGTACAACACCTTGTCGTTCAGATTCTTGCTGCGCTCTGCCGCGCGTATTTCTTCCAGCGTCTGCGCCTTCAGCTCGGGCAGCAGCTCCTGCAGCCGCGCCAGCAGTTCGTCCTGCGTCGCGAAGTAGTTGTCGCCGGGCTTCATGCATAGCTCTCTCTACCCATCACCTTGCTGCCCGTGGTGAACTGCACACCGCCGCCGTTGGCCTCGGGCACATCACCGCCTGCAGGCAGGGTCAAACGCACGTCGCCCTTGGCCACCATCTTTAGATAAGCAATGGCGGCGTCGTAGCGCGCCTTGACTTGTTCATCCGCCTCGGTGTGCTGCAGGCGATAGCGCGCCATGTCGATGCAATACACGCGCAGGATGTTGGGCACGATGGTCAGGGGCAAGGCCACCTGACCTGCGAGGTAGCCGTCAATCTCGGCGCTGGCATCGGTGAGCGATGTGTTGAGCACATCGGTGTTCACGGCGTCCAGGCGCGGCTGACGGATATCGGTGAGCGAGATCATCTCGCGCTCGCCAAAGGCCGAGAGCATGTCTTGTTGGGTAGCGTAAATAGTCATGTCGCGGGGGTGCGCTTAGGAAATACGATTACTCAGCAGCCTTGCTGCGCTTGGGAGCGGCAGCGGGCACTTCTGGCGTGGCGACGATATGACCTTCCTGCAGCGGATAGGCCGCCTGCTCATCCGTCAAGTCGATCTGCTTTCCGGGCTTGAGATGCTCACCGTCCAGCTCAATATCCTTGATCACGTCGTAGCTTTTTTTCATGTCATGCCTCATTCGTTACATTGGTGCCGAGCCGTCACTTGATTGCTCAAGCGCCGCGACGACTCAACTAGCCTGCCTCCACGCGCGAGCGGCAGCCACCGTGGACTTCCCCCACGCTACTTTGCGTCGTCGGCAGCGATATCCACTTCGACGACAGCCAGATCAGGATCGCCCTTGATCTCGGCCAGTTGTTCTTCACTCAGATCAGCCAGGCTCACCACCTTGGGCTCCTTGCTGAACTGAATGCCACCACGGTAGTAGGACGCCGCTGCGCACACTACCTTGATGCCTTTGGTCGCAGCGCCTGCCGCTGCTGGTTTTTTTGTTGCCATGTTTGTCAGTCCTAGATAGTGATAAATCAAACAGCCGATTAAGGCAGGTAAGGAGACACGATCAACTTGGCCGTGCCCTTGTAGACGTTGGTTGAGCCATTGGCCAGGAAGTCTGCGTTGAGCAACGTCTTGGCTGCCGCCTCATTTGAGGGGCCGCAGATCAAGAGGCCAGGGATAGTGCCGAGCTTGCGACCCTCATCACCCGTTTGAGACATCATGGCGGCACGCGCTGCCTGATAGCCCGTAGCGTCCAGTGTCTGCTTGGAGGCAAAACACAACTGCCACAGACCGTAGCCCACGTTACCGCGATAGTCCACGCCGTAACGGAACTGCTTGCGCATGAACACGGACTCATCGTCCAGCTTGTCCATCGTCACAAACTGAGGGTCTTTGCGTTTTTGGAAGATGAAGGGCATCACGCCGCGCTTGTCTTCCACCAGATACCAAGGGTTGCTTGCGCCGCCCATATTGTTGGAGACCAAGGTCACTGTGCCGTCCTGGTTGTAGGTCGGGTGATTGGTATCAAAGAAGTTCTGGCCGTCGTAGCACTTGCTGGTGAAGCCATTGATGAGCAGCGAGCTGATCAACTCTTGAGGATGGCGCTTGGCTTCCATGCCCAACATCGCGGCCATCGGTGAGTAGATACCGTAGGTGTCATCTTCAATGTCGGTGCGCAACACTTCGAGTGTGCGTTCCCAGTCTTTGTTCTTGATGGTGTAGTCGTAGCTCTTGATATTGGCCAATTGACGATCACCGACCCACTCGCGCAGACCAGGGATCAAGCCCATCCAGGCATATTGTTCTTGAGACGTTGAGCTGGGCACCGTCATGGTGTATTGCTCATAGTCGGTAGGCGCTTGCAGGAATGCCTGGTTAAAGGTCGTTTGCAAGCCCGTGGTGAAGGCAGAAAGATTGCCGCGATTCAATTGCATTGTGTTCTCCGGTGGTGGGACTGGTTAGGTGGTCTCTTAGATGCCGACTTGCACCCAGACGCCCGTGGCATCTACGTCGCGCACGATGCCTGCAACGGAACGGGTAGAGGTACCGTTGGTGAGCGCTACCGTCTGGTCATCCACGATGAAGCATTGCGAGCCCACTGCAGCGAGCGTGATCTGATCACCTGCCGAGCTGTTGGCAAAGCGAAAGCAGCCAGGCATGACTTCGGCATTGATGGCACCATCAATGCCTGCCGTGTTGTCATACGTTGCCTGGCAACGACCCACTGCTTTTAGCGTGGTAGATACAGCGCCTTTGGTGAGAAAGCCCGTCGCATCTATGCAAGCCAATGAGCCCGCGAAAAGCTTGGTCGCGCCCTTGACAGGGAACGAGTAGTTGTTCATGTCACGCCGTGACGTGTTGCGATCAGCAGTCAGTGCAGCCATCGTGTTCTCCAGTTATGCCGTGTGGGGCCTTGTGTTGTGAGCTTGGTTACGAGTGGCGACTAAGCCGTCTCGGTCAGTTGTTTTTGCTTGAGGTAGGACTCTTCCGAGACATTCATCGCCTTGCAGATGGCAATCTCGTGCGGCTCCAAGGCCGACTTGTTGCCAGACTCTGACGTGGTTTGTGTCTTGCCACTGAGCGCGCTGATTTGCGGCGCATTGGCCACGAAGCCTTTGAGCGTGTCTACCGACAGGGTGCGGGCCCAGGCCTCTTGCGCGGGCAGCAGCTTGCCGTCTTTGAGTGCCGTGCCGATCAGCTCATCCATCTCGCGCTTGGCTTCAGCGGCGCGGAAGCTGCCGATCTCAGCCTGCAGCTTGGTGATGGTGGCGTTAGCCGTATCGGCATGCGACTTGAGCGTGGTGATCTCGCCGTCTTTAGTGGCGAGACTGTCGGCCTTGGCCTTGAGCGCCACAACTTCTTCCAGCGCACGTTCCTGGCTGGTATCACCAGACAAACCGAGCTTGGCCAGCAATGCATTGAGCAAATCCATGTTTTTCTCCTGAGAGTGTTCGTCGGGGTTGGAAAGATGAGCGCTCATGCGGGATGCCACGGAGGCAAGGCCCGAGAGCGCCGGTAGATTGGTGAGCGCCACTGAAATGAGATCAGTGACTTTGCCTTTGATGCTCGCCAGCACGGGCGAGAGGTATTTGTATTCATTGGCCTCAATGAAGGCCTTGGCACGCTCCGTCCACTTAACGGCAGCGAAGAGGCCGACACCAGGCTTCCAGGTGAAGGCCGTCATCCAGCCACTGGCTGGGGCAGGCTGACCGTTTTCAGAGGCGAGCTGTGTTTGATGTTCGTAGTCGAAAACGATCTCACGATCCTTGACACGAGCGTTGAGCTTTTGTGCGAGAGCCTGCCCTTCAGCGTCACCCACCGTCCAGCTCAGCTCACGCTTGTCAAAGTCAATCGTACGCACCTGACCCGCAGGCAACAGCAAGACTTCACCCGAGGCTGCCGTGGTGGCCAGCGCCGAGTGCGACAGTGCGAGCAATGTGATGAGGGCTGGGGTACGCTTCATGCCTCGCAGTGTGCGAGACCTTGCGCATTTGAACTACCTAAAGCGCTTTACGAAATGCAGGGCTGTCAGGCAGGATTGAGATATTGACTCACGACCTGCAGGATGTCACTGCGATCAGCCTGGCCCAGTTCGCCATGCTGAATATCTGCGACCAGCAGACCACGGCGCACCATTTTGCTGGTGCCCGTTTCATGATACTGGGCATACGGCACCGAGAAGCCTATTTCTGTATTGGTGTTGCTCGCATTGTAGGCCAGCGAGTTGCGCATGCGACGTGTGCGCTCCAGCAGCGAGCCCTGCTTGCGGCCCTTGGAAGCGAGAGAGTATTGATGCACCGTGCGCGGCTTCCAGGGTGTCCAGTTGACACCCGCCGGGTCTTTCTTGGTTTCAAAGCGTAAATTGATATTGCGCTCCATGACAGCGCCAATGCGCTCGTACATTGGACGCGCATAGTCCAGCTTGTGCTGTACGGCACGCAGCTGGCGTAGCAACTCTTGCTCGCCCTCAAGCCGAGTGATGAATTGATCGCTCACGCTGTGGCTTCCAGCAGAAACATGCGCGCTGCGCTGCAGGCCTTGCGATCGGGCAATGGCCAGTCAGTCGGAATATACCCCGCCTCGGATTGCATGCGATGCATACGCTGATAGGTGAGCAGCAACTGGGCATGCTCTTGTGTCGTCAGCGATTTGTCCACGGCGATACCCACGGCAGCATAGACATCTGCTCGGACAGTTTCAGGCAAGTTATCCAGGGTATTCATGACCACCTATCATAGCTCTTCAAGCTCCATTTCAACATTAACGCCTACCCGAGTGTTGCGCAACACCCGAAAGCGTGATCCCGGCAGAAACACCACCTCGCGCTCATACTCCTGCAGTGGCGAAAGAAACTCGATATTGCGCGCCTTGCGGGCATGAATGATCATGCGCACTTCACGGTAAGAAAACACATCGGGCTTGTTCAGCAGATTGTTATAGCTGGCCGACATGAAGGAAGGATCATCCAGGATATCGCCCGGATTGAGTCGCGCTATCTTGCGCCCCTCCAATTCCACGCGACGCACAACAGTAGCCTCAATCTGTGGCAACTGGCGCATGCCCGAGATCAAGGCCTCTATGGTGTCAGATACCGTTTGCAGATCACCTGGCAATACGGCTAACTCACTGCGCAGTACTGCATTGATGGTCATATAGCCTTGGTCAGCGTAGGCATAGATCGCCATGCGTTCACCCTGCGTGAGCGCGCTCGCATCAAAGCCATAACGCTTGAGCCGCGCTTTGAGAAGCCTGTCTATCGCGTCGTAATCACCGCCGGTATTGTTGATGCGCTCAAAGAAGTCACGCACCGAGGCATCACGTTCTTTGCGTTGCTTCAAAGATAGGGCTGCGGGCACCTGGCTTTGCCTGTCCACCGCAATGCCTGCCAGCTCGCTTTGGCGATTCATGCCGGGGTTGTAGCCAAAGCCGGGATCAATGCCGTGAGGCACATGAATCGTTTCGCCGGTACGACTATTGGTGTAGGGCACCAGCTTCTCTTCGGGCGCGTCAAACTTCACCGGCTTGCCTGCCTTTTGCAATTGGGTAGCCGTGGCGGCATCAATGGCGAAGGCGTGGCAACGGCAGCGCCAGCCGTTGGGCGGGAAATGCGTTTTCCAAAACGAGTGATCAATGGGGAGGATGGTGTAGTCCCAAACGGCATGCGAGGCACGCACGCGCTCATCATGCATGGTCACATAGATCATCAAGGGGTTTACATCTTTGGTGCGCTGCGCGCGTTCCCAAGCCCCCGCCGCAAAACTCTGGCGCAAGTTCAGATCGTAGATGAGCTGTAGTCGCTTGGAGTTTATAGTGGTGGTCGCCACTTCGCCTGTGGCAGGGTCTTTGACTTCAACCTGGCCCCAGTAGCCTTCCTTGGCCAAGATCGGCCTGAGCGCTTTCTCAAACTCTGCCAGCGAGGTGCCTTCATTAATGGCCTTGTCCAGCTCGTTGTAAATCAGTGTCAGCAAATCCAGTCGGTTGATCTTGGCCACCGTGAAGGCATTGCTGTGCTCGTGAGCCCAAACGTCCTCCCAAGAGAAGCTGTAGCGTATCGTCCCACGCTGGGCAAAGATGCGCGCAGCATCCTGCGGCTCTATCAAGCCCAGCGTCAGACTGCGCGGTATCTTTTTCGAGGGCATTACAGCCCCAGCTTGCGATCATCCAGCTGCATACCCGCCTGGCCCGCCATGTTCACCACAAAGCCCATCTTGGCGAGGCGATCAGTGAGCGGCTCCAGCGGTACATGCGCTAGCAGCTCAGGCAGCAAGGCGCGGAACTGCTGAGGTGTCATGCCCTTGTCTACCGCCTTGGCCAAGGCGGTGAGCACAACGCCTGCCGTGGGCTCAGCGACATTGACTTGCCAATCTTTCATGGCTGCGTCAATCAGATCATCAATCGCATCGCGTGGGCCCTTGTGTGACTGGTGTGACTGGGCACTGAGCGCGGCGTTATCGCTGCCCTCGGCCCCTGTCGCAGCGGGCTTACCACCAGCTGCAGGCTTGTCACCCGCGACTGGATTATTGGCATTGCCCATGTTGCCTGCAGCGGCAGGGGCTGGCCCCTTGAGTACCTCTTCACCATCTTCCGGCTCAGGGATGCGCAGCTTCTCGGCGATGTAGCGAACGGGTATCTGCACACCGGCAGCGGCGAGCTTGGGATAGCTGTCGGCATACATGCTCACGTCTTCTGCTTCAACGACATCGAACTGCAAGCGCGGCAGACGGTGCATGTCCACCGGGCCGATGTTGAGTACGTGCAGGGGATAGATCAGATCGCGCGTCAAGGTGCTGGCGATCTGGCGTGCATCGCCCGCCTGAATATCCAGCTGCACTTCGCGATGAATAGCGCCTAGCGCCTGCGTGCCTCGGCTGCTTTCTTGCGAGCTAAGCGTTTGACCTAAGATGGCCTTGCTCTGCGAACGCTCCATGTGCTCAATCATGGCCTTGAAAGGCACCTCGGTGCCTTTGGCGGCCTCCTGGAAGTCCAGCTCCATACCCATAGGGATGATGCCTGCGGCATTGTGGCCAATGCCCACGACCGCTTGCAGCAGCGTCTGCTTTTCCTTATCCGTCGCACCGCTGGGATAGCGGCCTACACGCAAAGGCAGACCGTAAATTTCAAGGAACTCAGCCAAGTCACGCACTGAATAATTCTTGAACAGATACGGCCAGGCCAGCACACGGTACAGGCCACTCTTGGCCAGATAGCCGCTCTTGGCCTTGTGCTCATGACGTATCCATCCGAAGGGGCGCAGCTCTTCACCTTGCGAGGTATTGTTGCGCAGGTGCAGGTGCATGCGGGTTTGCCAGTCCATCATGAACCAGCTGTGCGGACGCAGGCAGATGCTTTGCGGTATCCATGCCTTGCCGCCAATGTCCAACAGCGCCCAGCGTTCGTATTCCAAACAGGCAAAGCCAGTGCCGACAGCGCTCATCATCTCCAGCATCACATCTTCAAACTGCGGGATGCTCATGATCATGGCTTCAATGCGTTCGGCATTGGCCTGCTCTTCGGGGGTTGCATCGTGCGGCGGCTGGATGCTCCAGTCGTGATTGATGATGGCACTACGGCGCTTCATCATCTCGGCGTAGATATGCGCGTCACGCTCTTCCATGTCTTCAAATAGCTGCATCTGCGCCACCATGTCGCCATAGTCCGCGCGCTTGAGCAAGGCGTTGAGGCCGGAAGGCGTGAGGCCGCGCGCAGGATGTGAGCCGATCTCCTGATACAGCCAGCCCAGTTGCGCTGTTTGGGGCTCAGCCGTGACAGTAGAGGCCGTGATGGGCTGACCGAATTGATCTACAAGCGTCGCCATGATGTCAGTCCTTTGAAAAAACAGGCCCTAGGAGGCCTTGGAAGGGTTGACCTATACGAAGGTACCAACCGCCCCCCGATCGTTGAATTGGTGAAGATTGGCGAGAATTGGCGAAGGGTTTAGGCTTGCATTGCATTTACCAAGCCCCCCGTTTGCTCAAACCCGAATCAAAATCGTCGTCATTGCCCGAATCGCGACCTTCAAAAGCGGCGCGGCGATCAGGCGCTGGCATCCAGTCAATCTCGCCGGTCTCACGTCGGCTGGCGTAATGCGCCATGAACAGCGAGATGGCAAAGTCACCGTGACGGGTTTGCGTGGGCCCACCATCGCCTGCGCGATCTTTGCGATTGGTCTTGGCCTTGGGCAGCTTGGGCGTGCCATCAATGCGTTGCAGCGCGCGCAGGTCATCACGCAGCAGCTCATCACGCGGTATCTCTTTCAAGGTGCCGTCTTCCAGTGCTGCCTTCATGTGCGGCATGTGCTGTAGATAAAAGGGATCGTTGAGCTTGACCTGCTCAATCATCGTGCCGCCATAGCGCTGCGCTGTCTTCTCAGCCAGTGATGCGCCGTTACCACCTGCGTCCATTGCACCACCCCGAAAGCGGGGCAAGGCATCAACGATATGAAACATGATCTGCTCTTGCTGATCAAAGGGGCAGTTGGCCAGCTCCACCACGAGGCGCACGCGCCGCACAAGATCCAGGCCTTCCTCCAGCACCGTGATCACCGTCAAGTCATGAAGTCGGCCGAAGTCTTCACCGAACAAGTGACGACGGTCGCGATGCAAGGCTTTGAGGTGCGGCGTGACCTCCTCACGCAACCAGCCCTCTACTGCCAGCCTGCGTATCTCGGGGCGTTGCTCGGCAAAGCTGGTGTCCCACTTGCTGCGCACCAGTGGCGTGTCGGGGCTCATAGCCTTCTCAATCAATGTGAGCGGCAGATAGGCGCCCGAGGATTGCGAGGGCACGACATCCAGCTCTTCAGCTGCGCCGTCGCCATAGAAACCATAGACCGACTTCACCCAGGCATCTTCAGCTGCCTGCGACCAGGCGAGGCCTTTGCGAAGGCAGATGCGCTTGTACAGGCCCTGCTGCACAGCATCCATAAAGGTGATGCGATGCACGGTTGCGCCTTCACCGCGCTTGCCAGCACGCACCTGCTCTATCAACTCATTGAAGGCATTTTCAACCCCATCGTGCGTACTCCAGATACGCACCTTGTCGCCCCACATCAACATCGCCAGTGCTGCCTTGATCAGCTCGCCGAGGTTGTCATGGAAGGCTGCTTCGTCGATACCAATGGTGCCTTGCTTGCCGCGCAGGTTCTTGGGGCGACTGCTCAGAGCGGTAATGCGACGGCCTGATTTGGGAAATACGATTTCGTAAGTCTTGATGAATTGACGTGCACCATTGGAGGTCTGACCATCGTCATAGATGCCCTCGCTTATCGCACTGGCTGCCGTATCGAAAGCCTTAGTCCACATCACACAGGCTTCGACGAATTCACGCGCCATGTCCTGGGTGGCACTGATATAGAAGTAGTTGGAGCCATCTTCACGCGCTGCGCTGAGGACGGCATCAGAGGCCTCTGCCCAGGTCAGGCCGATGCGACGGCCCTTCTCGCCAATCTTCAGCAATGCCTGGTCAGCCACCCAGCGCTGCTGATAAGGCAGCAACGCCACCGGAGGGGCATCGGCGGCGTCGGGGAGATCAGTGATGAGCTTGCTCACGTCGCGATCCCCAATATGGCGCGACGTATCTGCTCTTCGGTCTGCTTGGTCATACCACCCTTGGTCACCAGCTTGGCCACCTTGTCTGCAGCCTCTTGAGCCCGCGTCATCACGACGGATTTCCACTTGGCCTGATTCACGCGGGCACGCGAGAGTTCCGCGATGGACTTAGCGACCTTGGCATTGAGCTTGAGACGGTCTACCTTGTCCATCTCTTCATCGGTCAAGTCCTGTATGTCCACCAGGATATTGAAGGTGTCGCTCTGGATCATGCTCATCACGGCTTCGCTGCGCAGATCAGCATCATCACCAGCTACCTCGGCAATCTGACGTGCTGCCTCTGTGCTATCGCGGACGGCGCTGAGTTTCTTTTCCAGCTTGGAGCCGTAGCGATGCAGTCCGCTCTTGCTGGTCTCTACACCCTGTTCGTTGAGTGCCTTGGCCAGCTCGGTGTAGTCACTGAAGCCGCGTCGCACCAGCTCATGGTCCAGCCATGATTTGAGTTCGGCAGGCAGTTTTTTAAGGGGGGATTGTCTTGGCATAGTGATCACTCCATGCCAGGTTCGGGCAGCTTGACGCCGGGGTGACGCACAGTGCCGCGCGCGACATCGGAGCCGCGCGAGGTGATCTTGGCGATCGTGACGCCTGCGGTCTCACTGGACTGCAGCAGCTCTTGCTCATGCAGCCATGCGATATCACTCAGCACTTTATCCAGGCTCACCGTGAAGCCCATGCTTTCGCAAAAGGTGCGTAGCGAGATGTGGTTGAGCATGAAGCCTGCCGCCGCTCGCAGCGCGCGCAAGATGAGCAGGCGTCGCTCTTCCGTCAGGTGTTGCTCAAAGGTTTTCATCGCATCACTTATTGTTGATAAGCCAGTTTTCGATTCGGTTCAGGGCGTGGCGCGTCTGCTCTACATGGCTGCCTACGCCGTCCAGCTTGGTATTGAGTACCGCGACCTCCTGTCGAATCATGGACACTTCTTCATTGCTGGGCAGGTGCGCCATGCGCTCTTCCAGCAGGCGTACCGAGGCGTCGATGTTCTCGGTCTTTTCTTCCAAGCTTTCCATCTTCTTGTTGACCTCCGTTTCGAGCTGCATGACCTGATCCGAATTGGCCTTGTCACCGCGCTTGACCCATTGGAAAAAAGCGACAGCTAGGAGGCCCATCGTCTGCAGTACGTCCCAGATCAGCTTGCTATCGATATTCCAGTTACCCATTTACTTCCTCTTCAATGCCTGTTGTTTCTCAAGCCGCGCGGCGCAATCGATACAGTGCTGCACACCGGGCAGTGCGCGACGACGTGCAGCGGGGATGGGTTCCCCGCAGTCCAGCGATACGCAATGCATGGAGCTTGCGCCCGCAAGACGCTGGCGAGTGTCGAGCGTTGCCTGTAAGGTCTTTTCTTGCTGCGCAACACTGATGTCGATCCAGTCCGCCACACTCAATACTCCTTCACTGGCAACTCGCCCGCCACGGCAAGCACTCGGCCTGCACTGGTGGTCGCGATGCATTTCATCTTGTAGATCACACCGTCTAAGCCACCCTTGAAGGGTTGATAGACAATGCCCTGCACGCTACTGAGCGTGACTGCGCCATTGAGCACATTGGCAGGCGTAGCATCCGTGCCTGCCAATACCGTGACCTGTACCGTGGCATTGGATAAGGTTTCACCCGCACCTAGCGCAAAGGTGAATTGCGCTACGTCTTGCTCTATCGGGTCTTTGGCATTCCATCGTGTGGTGATCGTCATGCGGCTGCCCTGTATTTCGCATCGTTACGCGCTACGGCATAGGCACTGTTGCTGCGCTGTGCCAGCCAGGTACGCGCAGGGCGCAGTGCCTTGCGCGAAGGGTTGCTGTTCAGAATGGGGCTGTTGCTACCGAGTGTCGCAATGGCCTGCATGCCTGCAACACCTTGCGCTGCTAGCGTGACGCTCAAGAACAGCGCACCTGCGCCCAGCGCTCGCGCTTGACCAGCAGCGCTGAGGGTAATGCCGATATTCATGGCACCGGATGCATTGGCACCTGTCAGTGCATTGGCGATGAGCTGCTCGACTAGCGAAAGCTGCGCTTGCGCTTGCGCACTGGCCAGGCCTGCCGCCTGCAACTGGATGAGTGTGGCATTGAGGGCTGCTGTGCCCAAGGCACTGCCCACACCTGCAGCCTGCAGCCCCGTCAGTTGCGAGAGCGCTGCCGCGCCGTTGGCACCCGCCAAGGCATTCGCATTCAGAGGTACTTGCTCGGTGATAAGTGCCGAGCCCTGCACACCTGCGATGCCTGCCGCTGTGAGCGGCTTGACAGTAGTGAGCTGCGCTGCACCTATGGCTGCCGTAATCGCTGCAGCATTCAGCGGTATGTTGACTGTGACAAGGCCTGCACCATTACCGCCCGCAGCGCCTGATGCCTGCAGCACGAGCTGCAGCGACAGTGCGGCACTGCCCAAGGCAGCTGCATTGCCTGCGGCTTGTAATGAGGCACCACCGAGTACAGTGAGCGTAGCTGCACCTTGTGCACCAGCGATACCTGCCGCCTGCAGCGGCACACCCAATGCAGCGGCGGCTTGCGCGATCACGCCGACGTTGGCGGCAGCATTCAGGCCAATCGTCAAGTTCAAAGCCGCTGCACCTGCCGCGCCTTCATTGGCGGCAGCTGCTAGCGGTACGGACTGATTCAAACTGGCAGCGCCCAACACACCTGCCTGTCCTGCGGCAAGCAGTGTTGCTTGCGAAGTCAGCGACGCCGTCATCAAGGCACCCGCAACCGCTTGTGCATTGAGGGCAACGGCAAGATTCAGCTGGCCCACACCCTGAGCCTGCGCGATCGCGGCAGCACTGAGAGGGATAGCCTGCGAGAGCGTACTGTTGCCTACTGTGCCGACGATGGCAGCCGATAGGAGATTGACCCCATTGGCTAAGGCTGCTGCGCCTGTTGCAGCTGCAACGCCTGCTGCAACCAGCGTCTGATTACCGTTTGCACTCAGTGTGGCATTACCCGTAGCGCCCGCGATGCCAGCCGCCTGCAGCAGCTTCACCAGTGTCAGCGTAGAGGCTGCACTGGCAGAGAGCACGCCTGCTGCAGATAGAGCCTGTACACCCGCGCTTGCAGTCGGCCAGAACCAGTCACCCCACATCAAGCCATAAGCAGCATCCAAGTTTCCGTACTGCTGCGCTTTACGCAGTAAGGTGAGATCGCCGTCTCTGAAATTTTTCCAGCGCCAGGCCCAAGCGCCGCCCGTGAGGTTATTTCTACCCTTTCCCGAGATCGGCATGTTAGCCTTGCGATTCCACCAACTGACCGGAGATGCTTGCCGCGGTAGTGGTGCTAGGGATGAAAATCAGAAATGGCACGATGCCGTTGAAAAGACGCGGGAAGCCCGAGGTTAAAGCATCAATCGCATTGGGTACATTTGATCCGGTCAGCTCCAGCGATGCGAGGACTCGATAGGCCACCAGATTGATCGTGCCAGACGTCCAAGTAGCCGAGAGCGTCAGCGACTGCACGGAACGTACTCCCGTATCACCCGCCTGCAAGCCGATACGGTAAAACGCACCAATCGCTGAGTTTGCGACGGCTGTGTCTACGTTAGAGCCTGAGCGCGCTGCGACACCGGCCTGATTTGTGTAGCTTGTAAGCAATATCGGTGCACCCGCACCCGTAGCAGCCGATACTTCTACGCCCAATAAGACACCATCACCGTTTACCGTGCCTGCGTTGTCGCGTGCTGGAAATGCAGGTGAGACTATTGACTGCGCCGTAGTCTGCGTGATGATCAGACCCCCGTTGTGCCACAGTCGATCACATAACAAAAGGGAGCCGGGCTGACTAGCCATCGCTTGCAGCCGGGCTAGATAGGCATTGGCCGTTGCTGGATCGGTGTGAGACAACTGCCCTGCCACTTGACCTGCAGAGCTGGATAGCACAACGCCATTGAGCGTTGTATCAAATGCACCAGGGCCAGGCGCACCCGCCAAAGACCAAAGCGAGTGCGGACGCCCGGCTACCAAAGCGGGTGTGACCGTCTTGGTGAAGTACTTGGGGGGCTGCATGCCCGCCAAGGCACCGTCCAGGGTGATGATCGCCATGTCTTACCTTGTGAAATCTAGTTAGAGGCTATGCAAAAACTCACTGCACTGTCAGCGTGAGAGCGCCCGCTGCAAAGCTCACGGTATCGCCAGGGTTGATCGTCTTGCTGGTAGTAAGCGTGATGCAGAACCAGGCATTGCCTGCCGTGGTGGCATCCCAGATGCGCATACTCACGACCGTACCCCAGCCCGCAGGCGTGGGCGTAGGGAAACTGATGACTGCGTTATTGCTGGTCACGCCGCCCGTGCCCGATGAAGCAATGGTAGAGCCTGCCGACTGTGTACCTGCCCAAGCCGTGAGCGATGCAGCCACCGAGACGCGGGCATAGGCATTACCAGTGACTTCAGTGCCACCACCGGCATCGGTACAAGCAACCGTATCCAGTCCAATGAACCAGTTGGCGGGTGTGCCTATTGCTTGGCCGCGCATGACGGCATCGACTACCTTGTTTTCTGCAAAGTCTGTGAAGGCCTGCGCATGCGAGAGCTGCGGCAGCAGCGCTGCTAGTGCAAGCGTGATAACAGCGAAGGTGTTGAGAGACCAGCGTTTGAGGTTCAATAGCATGATGTGATTACTCCTGAGTGGATAAACGAATCGTGAAGACGGGGACTTCGAGCAAGGGGGCGCGACCATCAACATCAGGGGGTGAGGCGAACACGGCCTGGTAACCCCATTTGATCTTGATAAAGCCAAACTTCTTTTCTAGCCTGGGGCGTGCATCGGCACGACTAGCAATAGACTTACCATAGTAGTTGCGTACGGTGTGCGCCGTATTGCGCCACAGCCAGAGCAGCGCG